ATGGGGACGATAACGGCGCGGCCGCGAAAGGGCGGCGGGGTTGGGTATACCGCGCAGATCAGGATCAAGCGCGAAGGAAAGGTAGTTTATCAAGAAAGCCAGACCTTCGACCGCAAGCAAACTGCGCAAGCATGGGTGAAGCGACGAGAGACGGAGCTGGCCGAGCCCGGTGCGCTCGCGCGTGCGAATCGGAAGGCGTCGATGCTGCGAGACATTATCGACCAGTACCTCGAGGAGTACGAACGGATACGGCCACTGGGCAAGACCAAGCGTGCAACATTGAAAGCGATCAGCGGCACTTGGCTGGGTGACTTGGCAGATGCAGAAGTAACAAGCCAGCGGCTGGTGGAGTATGCGACCTGGCGGATGGGGCCTGATGGTGGCGGAGTGAAGGGGCAGACTCTTGGCAACGATCTGGCTCACCTTGGTGCGGTGCTGTCGGTAGCCAGGCCGGCCTGGGGCTATGACGTCGACCCGCATGCGGTTGGTGATGCGCGCAAGGTGCTGCGTAAGCTCGGGGTGCGGACCAAGAGCAGTGAGCGCGATCGGCGGCCGACGGCGGATGAGCTGAACAAGCTGCTTGAGTATTTCTTCGAGACCCTGAAGCGGCGGCCGAGCTCAATCAACATGCCGAAGATCATCGGGTTCGCCATTTTCTCCACCCGACGTCAGGAAGAGATCACTCGTATCCGCTGGGCCGACCTGGATGAGAAGCGGCAGGCTGTGATGGTTCGGGATATGAAGAACCCGGGGCAGAAGATCGGTAACAACGTGTGGTGCCATCTGCCTGACGAGGCCTGGGTGATTCTGAAAAGCATGCCGAGGCACTGTGAGGAGATCTTTCCCTACAACAGCTACTCGATCTCCGCTTCTTTCACGCGGGCGTGCAAGTTCTTGGAGTTGGACGACCTGCGGTTTCACGACCTTCGACATGATGGCGTGAGCAGGCTTTTCGAGATGGACTGGGATATTCCACGGGTGGCCAGCGTGTCAGGCCATCGGGACTGGAACTCGCTGCGGCGCTATACCCATTTGCGTGGTCGGGGGGACCCTTATGCGAAGTTTCCATGGTTGAAGCGTATCATCGGATGAAACGATTGCTAGTTGATTACCTAGAAAGTAAGCAACACTATTAATAAGGGTGTGGCAATGACGGCGGGAAAAAGAGCGGCACGGTGGAGGAATGGAACTAGGCCCGATGTAATTCTAGGTAAAATCAGGAAAGTGGCTACCGTCACCGAGGATAATAGAGTTCAGTTTTCCGGAATGGACTATTTCGATGATGACGCGCTGCTTCACGGGTCAATAGATTACGGCGAAGATCTGAGCTTTGATGTGAAGCAAATTGTTCGCAGCAAAGCCGTTACGAGGTGGGTGACAAAGGGAAAGTTTACTTCCGCTGACTTTATCGGTGAGCTTAACAAGGCAATAAATGATTATCTAGTTGCTGAGGACAGGGATTTTGTTGTCGTTTCTTCGCTCTCGGTAGAATCGGAAGGCGTGCCTTTCAGGATCGTACGGTTGCCGGAATCTACAATTAATCTATATGGGGCGTTACCAAAAAAATTTGCAACTCGATCCTCCCATCAAGATCGCTGGTCGAAATTGTTTCCCAGTAAGTCTGATTTGCCGGAAACATACACTGCGGTCGCTATATCCCTCAGAGCTAAGCATAAGTCCGACGCTATAACTAAAGCTTTTCACGATCTTGACTATGTACGGGGACTGCTCGCGCTTTCGATTGTACCCGGAAATAGCTTTACGCTGGGAGCCCACCAAGATCAACGGCCACTCAATCGGGTCATGCTGGGAGGTCTACACAGTTTGCATGACACTAACGGACAGTTAGTTGATGCGGACCAGTTTTGGTATGAGCCCAATTACTTCGAAAGGCAAGCGATTAACGTAGCTGATAGAAAGGATCGCATCCGGAGCGAATTTCAATTCTATCGCAACGGTATAGCTCGCGCGATAGGAGACGATCGCAAGATTTTAGAGGATTCAGTAATTCGCTATGCGAGGGCGTTAGATGAGGCGGATCGTAATATTGTCATCTTAAAGCTGTGGTCCGCGCTGGAGCATCTTGTAGTCCACGGTGAGCAAAAGCCTGAAGAATTAATAAGTAGGTGTGCGTTTGTTTTTTCTAATGATTCGTATGTTGATCAGGTTCTAAGAGTTGTTCGGGCTTGCCGGAATGATAATGTACATAAAGGAATTCAAGGGGAAGGGCTGGATAGCTATTGTTACCAACTCCATCGGATCTTTAGAAATATGTTGGGTTTCTATATAAGCCGTCTTAAACGCTTTGAGTCGACGTTGGGACAGGTCAATGAATTCTTAGATCTTCCAGCCTCTACAGTTTCTCTGGAAGAGCGGTTGGTTAAAGTCTCAAACGAGACTCGCTTGTTGAAAATGGCCTTAAGATTCCGAGGCGGCAGCCGGTGATACTCAGAGGCTTACATGGCTTTTTTTAGTCGACCGTGCAGTTTGTCATTTTCAGCCACGGCCTTGCGGCGTTGCTCATCGAGGTAAGCCGCCAGGTCGGTGAGGTGCACGCCCTTGGCAGCCTTCTGGCTCCCCTCGATACGGACCACGGGCAGATCCACCTCGCCGGTTGCTACCTTGCGCTGGAGCTTGTCCGGCGTCAGGTGGCTGAAGTAGTCCGCGCACACTCGTTCAAGCGGGATGATCGCCTGGCCGTTGTACTGGGCCATCAGCAAAAATGCGGTGTTCATCGCCGTTTCCCTCCCTTGCGATGCATCTTGGGGCTGCCGTGGTAGCGGGTAATTAGTCGCGCCGCGCTCATATAGCGCTCCACTGGACATGGTGGCGATAAGCCGGCAGTGTCATGTGCTGACTGATCGGGAGAAAAAGATGTATTGCCGTAATGCTTGGCGGGCACTTAAGGAACACGCAGCGATTACCGTACCCGGAGTGGTGGGGGTTTTCGCCGCAGTCTATGTACTCATGCTGGCCGTTCATGCTGGCGAGGTAGGAGCGGCTTGGGTTCAGGCGATCGGTTCGATTTCCGCAATAATGGCGGCTTGGCTGATTCCCCTGATGCATGAGCGTGCGAGGCAGAAGCGGCATCAGCATGAGATTTATGATTCGGCGGGTTGGCTTGCTGTGCGTATAAGCAATACGCTGAACGGCATCGATGAGACGTTGAAATGCGCCGGAGCGGAAGAAGATCCGATTGCCGTGATCAAAAGTTGGCGCATGTTCGAATCGCTGTCTTCGTGTGAAGTACAAAACAAGGCAGCCGAAGAGCTGCCCTTGTCCGCCTTCTCCGGTTGGGAAATTTCGTACCTTATCGCTATTCGAAGCTCGGCCGCCTTTTGCCTTGAGTGCGTGAAGGTTATCGAGGATTGGGACTTTGAAAGCTCCCCAGACATAGCCAGCGCTTTTCCCCTTTACGCACGGCTTCAGGTTCACCAGAGCCAAATCAATTGGGCGAAGGAACACACCTATAATAGGCCCGGATCGAAACTGCCTCGTGTAACTACGAATTGACGATCCAGTGGCCGGGGTACCGTAGACACACCTCTTAGAAAACAGCCCCCTGAGTCGGTAATCGATCAGGTTGAGAACCAGCACCATATCATCCGCCGCCTCCCTGTATCGCTTAGCCGTTTTCCGCTGCATATTCATTTTTACCTCACATGCACTGCGGCGCAGCGGCGCCGGTGTGTTCGGCGTCGACGCGCTCCCAGGTGGAGCGAGCGCGGGCGCGGTGGGTGGATTGCATTAGCTCGAGCAGGCGGTTGTGGTAGTGCAGGAATGCCCGGGAGGGCATCCAGTTCTCCAGCGGTTTGTTGAGCGGCGTGACGCCGGCGAGGCATTCCCATTCGCCGGCGTGTTCCGGCATGAGCTGGGCGCGCTCGGTGGCCAAGGCGATCATGTCCGCCTCGTGCACGCAGGCGGGCAGGTCCGGTTCGAGGTGGAAGTGTTCGCAGATGGCCAGCCAGGCCTTGCGCTCGACCTCGTCGTACAGCGAAACCAGACACTGCCCTTCATAGAACTCGCGCATGCCGAGCTTGAGCGGGCGCACCATGTCGCCGACGTAGGCCTCGGTAGCGTCGTGGAGCAGGGCGGCGAGCTGGTGTTCGGTCGGGACGATGCTGGCGACGAGCAGGCTGTGCTGTGCAACCGAGTAGTGCCGGCTGGTGTGGCCGTTGAAGCGGCAGAGCTGCGACAGGGCGTGGGCGATGTCCAGCGTGCTGACCTGGTCGGCTTTGGGCGCGAGCAGGTCGAAGCGGCGGCCGGAGCGGGTGAGTATCCAGGTCATACCATCACCTCCACTTCCATTGCCGGCACGGTTTGCCAGTAGCGGTCGAAGAGGGCGCGGGCACGGTTGGAAAGGCGGCGGCAGATCTCGGCTTGGTCGTGCGAGCCGAGGCCGGCGAAGGTGTTGGAGGCGAGGGTGAGCTTGTCTGCCATGGCTACGAGCTGGTTGGCGTCATCCTCTGTCATGCAGCGAGCTTGCAGGTCTGCGACGTGCTTGCGGCAGGCGTCGAGTTCTGCGGTATTGGCCTCAAGTGCCTGGGCGGCATGGAAGCGGCTCATGGTGAGGGTGTGCTGGGCCGCGTCGACATCACGGCGGGCCTGGACAAGCTCGTGACGATGGGCGTGCAGGCCGCGCTGGTAGCCGATGTCGAACGCTTCGCGCTTGCCCTTGCGCAAGCCCTCATAGAAGCCGAGGCCGAACAGGATGGCCATGGCCGCCGCGGCGCCGATGAAGGCCATGATCTGAATGGTGGTGAAGTTCATGTGCTGTGTCCCGTTTGAGCCCGCCGGCTGGTGAGACCGGCAGGTTGGTGATGGTGGTTACTTGCCGAGGGAGAAGGTGCCGATGGTGAGCGGCACCAGGCCGCCGACCTCCTGCTCGAGCACGTCCTTGAATTCCTGGGCGAAGGCTTCGCGCTGGGCTTCCTCCCCGACCCACCGGAGTTTCAGGAGTGGCTCGTCGCGGCCGGTGATGACGGACAGGCGCAGCTTGATATCTGCCACGTCCAGCCCTTCGAACGGCACGGTGGTGAAGATGAAGGCGGAGGGCAGGGTGTCCTGGCTCTTGGCCTCGATCTCGTCCATGGCCGAGCGGCTGGCGGAGAAGTCGCCGACGTTGCTGTCGCGCTGACTGGTGGCCTTGATGACCATGCGGCGCACAGCGTTGATGGCCTGCAGCATCGGCAGAGTCGCCTCGCCGTCTTGGGCCTCCAGGTTGGGCAGCCAGTCCTCCAGCCATTCGGCGAGTTCCTTCTGGCCGAGCGGCTTGCCGAGCACAGCCTGGAGGGCGGAATAGGCGGCGGTGGGCTTGAGGGTGAGCACGGCTACGTCATCGCCATGGCCGGCGGCGCCGGGTTCGCCCAGGTTGAAGATGACGGTGGCGCGCATGGCGTCCTGGTCGATGAAGCCGAGCGCCTTGGCCGGTGAGTTGTCATCCACCACGTCATGGCGTTCGGTGTACTTGACGAAGTCCTGCAGGGAATGGGTGGCCATGGTGCCGCGGAAGCGGTCGCGCATAGGCTGGAATGCTTCCAGCGGCTGCAGGCGAATGCCCTCGGGCAGTACCGCCACGGAGGTGCCGTCCTCAATGGTGATTGGCTTGGCCGCCGCGATTACGGCCTGGGACTCAATGTGTTGGATGGCTTCTTTGCTCAGCGACATGCTGTGTCTTCCTTTTGGTGAGTGGGGCTTGGTGAAGCGGGTCAGACTTCGCGGGGCACTACTGGCGCCTGCTCGCGGGTGAACATCTGGTCGGTCGGGCTCGTCTGGAACAGCTCGAGGCCGTTCTCGGTGACGTACATGGGCGTGTCGAGGGAGGTGTCCTCGCGCTTCTTGCCGCGCTTGGTGGGTTGCACGAAGTCCAGCGTGTGGCTGACGGTGACCTGGTTGCTCTGGCCGATCTGCTTGAGCTTGAACTTGAGCGTGACCTCGCCGGGCTTGCCGTGGTCGACCACGCCGGCGGCGACGTCGGAGAGCGCGCGGCCGACCTGCTGGGCGAATACGCTGGCGTTGAGTGAGTTGATGAACTCGGCGGTATCGGTGGGTTTCATGGCGTGCTGTGCCTCTTTGGTTGCCCTTGGTGGGGCGGGTTATGCCGCTTGCGCGGCGGCGGTTTGATCCAGCCAGTCGGCCAGATCGTGTAGGTAGATGACCCAGGGGCTGCGGTTGGAGCTGGGGTCGAGCTGCCGGATCTTGAGGTTGAGCTGGCCTTCGCGGACTTTGCGGCGCAGGTGCTTGACCGTGGTGATATGCGGCAGGTGGTCGGTGAGCAGCTGCTCGGCGGTGATGTAGCTACCGGCGTAGCGGCTGCGCAGGGTGTCGAGCGTGGTTTGCGGCTGTGGCTTCATGGCTGCACCTCCCCGCACCCCGCCGGGAGGCGCAGGCGGATCATTTCGGTGATGCCCTCGATGGTCTTGCCGGCCTGCCGGTCGACCACACTGCCGGTGCCGTCTGTGATGACGCAGGCGAACGGTGCGGCCTGCTCCAGGGTGAGCGTGACGTACGGCAGGTAGCCGGTCGGCAGCACGGCGAACAGGGCGCGCCAGAGGCGGCCGAGGTCGTCCGCGTGGGGCTGGTTGGCTTGCAGGTGGGCGATGGCCTCCGAGCAGGCGCCGCGCAGCACGCTGGCCGGTACCACGCTTGGGTGGTCCAGATGCAGGCTGGTGAGCTCGAGCGCGCCGATCGCGTGCTGGTTGGCAGAGATGGTCATGCGGCGGCGTCCTTCTTGGTGACGGTGATGTCGAGCTGCTCCGCCAGCCAGGCGATGCCGGCCTCGGTGGCCATGACCACCCCGTAGTGCGTGTAGCTTTTGATGGCCGGGTTCCAGCGGCTGCGGGTGTCGACGAACAGCCGGCCCCGGCCGCGCTCTGTGCTGATCAGCTCGCCGGCGTGGTTGAGCAGGCCCAACTCCCGCATGCGAGTGCGCAGCTTGCGCGGGCCAATGCCGAGCACGGCGGCAGCCTGGTCGAGGGTGCGGTTCATGGTGGCGGGCCTCAGGCTGTGTGGCCGTTGGCAGACAGAGCGCAGCGGGCTTCTGAGACAGCGAGGTCCATCCAGGCGTCCCGGCTCAACTCAGGAAACAGGCGTTTCTGGCGCTCCCATTCCGCGCAGATCTTGCGTAACGCAGGCTCAAGGCTGTTCCGATCCGGCTGCTGCTCGGCCGGGCCGTTCAGTTCACGTGCGGCAGCGTTGAATGCCGTAGTGGCTGCTGCCAAGTCGCTCGGGTCAGCGCGCTGCGGTATGGCTTCGGCCGTATCCACCGTGCCGTTGGCTACGGCCTCGATCCAATCGGCCAAATGCTGGGCATTGGCGCCGTCGTCGCGCTGCAGGGTCATGCTGTGGCGCTGCTCGCGCATGAACAGCACGGCCAGCAACAGGTTGCCGCTTTCGCCGGTGAAGGGCTCGATGCTGATCTCGGCGCGCAGCTCGCGGGCGGGCTGGGTCAGCAGCAGGGTTTCGCTGCCGGCCTGGCTGGCGAGCATGCCGAGGGCGGCTTCGCTGCCTTTGGTGAGTGAGTAGGTGCTCATGCGCAGTCGCCTCCGAACGGGCCGAAGCCGTCAAAGCGGGTGAACTGCTGCTTGAGTTGCGGACGGCCGCCGGTGAGCACGATCAGCTGGCCGGTGGCGCGCTGGATGCTTGCAACGGTGGAGGGGTTGGATGCCGCTGCCGGGTGCAAGTAGACCGGGCAGCGGGTGCTGCTGTGCTGTGCTGTGTCCATTGTCGCGATCCCGTGGTGAGGGGTACGCGGTGTACATTAGCAGCCGCTAACGATTATCGCAATAGCAACTGCTAATTCACGGGCTCTCGTGCCTAACGACCTAGTGAACGCCTGCAGATGTTGGCTATGACGATACCAATGATCAGTACTTGCACCACGCTGTTGGTTGCAAGGATCAAGGCTATCGTCATGAACATTTCGGCCTTTGCATTCGCGAGCGTGAGGATTGAAAAGGCAAACGTGCCGGTGAGCGTAAATAGGCAATACGCATACACATAAAAAAATAGAGAGAGATACTTGCTTCGGCGATAAGTCCTAAAGGCCCCTGTATTGGAGAAGCCAAGTAGAATCGCGATTACGGCTGCAAGAAATCCGAGCAGGGTAAAAGAGAATGAAGAGAGAATGCTCGCTAGCGCTGTTCTGTTTCCATAAAGGCTGGCGCTGAGCTCAGGGACGTAACTTGAAGTCGCCTTGTAAATCCATCGCAACAGAACTCCAGGTATCGACGTCAAGACAAAGATTAATAGAATCAGGGGTGTCCGCTTTTTTGTCGAATCCATCAGTAAATTCCGCTAGCTGCTCCGTCAGTTTTGTATTCTCTCTTATCTTAATCTCAATGATGCTCGGTATAACAGACTCTTCATAGTTTCCCAGTGAATCTGAAAGAGCTCCGCGTCCAACTACATAAAGATCGACCAGAGTCGAATTGATATCATCTCTGGCCTTCATGGTGAGCTTTTGAATGCCTTCATCGTCTGCGCAGTTGACTACTCGCTTGACGATTTTCTTTATGTTGTGGTTTTTGCGAGGTTTCAGCGTGATTTCGAGCGCCTCCAAGTCTGCGGTTTCATCGCAGCCAAGGAAAGAGAAGAACTGGCGGAATAACGAGTTTCCTCGGTCGACTTCGATTGTAGTCTTGCCGATGAACTGCATGGAAACGGCTTCGTCTTTGGTGGCTTGCTGAATCAACGGTTTTATACAAAATCTCCAGCTACCGTTATTCGTATAGTGGAGTAGCTGATTGACCATTGAGCAAAAGGAGTCAAACTTTGGCGATAGCGATGAAGAGGCAAAGCCAAAAAAATGTGGCCTTATCACAAGATATGAAGCAAAGCCAATTTTCTCGTCTTGGCCTAAGATTTTATGAATTTCGCCGATATCAAGATTGGTGGTATTTATACGTTTGAACTGATCGCTGTCTCGCGTCATGACGAGTAGACAGACCGAGCCTCTCAACTTGTGTAGGTAAATGTGCTCCTGATTGTAAATAAAGTTTCTTTTGAAATCAGGATCCTCAAACTGGGCAAAAGACGTCAGAAAGTCGGTCAAATCAACAAGTCGACGTTCGCAGGTGATCTTGTGTTCTAGGTAGTATCCGAAGTAGCACAGCCTCATCGTTAGCGTCCGTTGCTGGATTTCGTGTGAAACAAGCGAATCTCAAAGCTCAACAATCTTGCGTCTGGCTCTGGCGCAGACTATCCATTCTTCGTTCAGCTTGATGTACTTCTCGGGCCAGTCAGGGTTGGTGGCATGCAGGAACCACTCGTTGCCTTCGCGGCAGAGTTGCTTGATGGTCACTGACTGGTCGCTGAGGCGCTTGGCGAGCACGATGCTGCCGGCGTCCCATTGCTGTTCTGGATCGAACACGACCTTTTCGCCGGGGGCCAGCTTGGGGTACATGCTGAAGCCTTCAACGATGAGCACGAAGGCGCGCGGGCCTGCGGCGCCGCCTGCTTCGATCCATTCGTCCGCGTCGCCTGGTTGGAAGTTGTCCACGGCTTCGCAGAACTCGCCCGCCTGCACGTAGCCGATCACAGGAAGCATCCTCTGCTGGTTGTAGCGCATGCCCGCTTCGGCGACAGCGTGGGCGCTGGCCATTTCCAGCTGGGCTGCGACAGAGAACGCAGCGCTGCCAGAATCTGGAGCGTCGCCCTGGCCTGGGCGGGTAAGCGTCCCTGGCAGAAGGTGCATTTTGCGTTCGATATTCGCGGCCGCTCGCTCACCCATGTTCCGATGCCCGTTGAGCATCTGGGAAAGGTAGGAAGGGTCCATGTCGTGCCGGTCGGCGAAGTCTTTCAGCGATGATTCGCCGATCAACGCCTTCAGCGCGGCTATGCGGGCTTGGTAGATATCCATTTTCGAATGGTGCGTCCGTGTTAGCAAACTGTAAATTACGGTTTGCTATTGCAAGTGTCGTTAGCGATTGCTAATGTGACTCCATTCGGAGGTATCCATGACTCTTCTCGATTACATCAAGCCGCTGGACAAGCTCGTGCTCGAGTCGCTAGCCAAGCGTTGTAGTACGACGGCAGGGCAATTGCGGCAAGTTGCATATGGCAACCGCCGCGCGAGTGCCTCGTTGGCCATTGCGCTGGATCGGGAAACCGACGGAGAGATCCGCTGCGAGATGACCCGGCCCGACATTGATTGGGCGTACCTGCGCAACTCCGCGACTACTACGCCAGAACCGACGGCAGATTGATCTGCGCGCATAAACGAATCACTTCCGCAGGACACACCACGCCAGCGGTTGCCGGCTCCGGGAGCCTCACCAGCAGACCGGGGCCGGCATAGGGCCAAGAGCAACAAACCTGACGCCTCGGCGGCAGGTGGATGTAGAGGCTGGAATCAAGGCGCCCACTCACCAAAGTAAAGCAGCCTTGACCCAGCGTTCCGGTAGACGGGTACCACCCCTGACTACCTCAACCCGCGACCCGAGGACACAGCACGTATCGGGAAGGGTCGCGAGCTGTGGGCCAACTGTAGGGCAACTGCCCTGCGGCTGGCTACAGCGTTACCGGGGCATTAACGCTATGAGCCGCAAGGATCTTTTACCGGGCACGGGCCCGGTGCTGAATACCCGCCAGGCGCTATACCGCGCCACACGTGATGCAACAGGGGGCCAGAACGCGGTGGCGCTGACCATCGGGATGGACCCGGACGAGCTGAACAAGCGCGTCAGCCCCACGAGCAATCGCCCCATACACCCTGAATTCCTGGAGGAAATCGTTGCAGCAACGCGCGACCCGCGCCTGCTGGCGGCCTTGGTGCGCCCGGCCGGTGCGGTGGCCTATGTGCCCGCGCCGGTACCGGCCACGCATGCCGCGCTCAATGCGCTGGGCAAGCTGCTACGGGCAGAAGGGGATTTTGTTGCGAGTCTGCATGAGGGTGCTGCGGACGATGTGTGGCTGCCACACGAAGTCGAGGCGCTGCGCTACCACGCCAACCGCGTGATTGGCCACGTGCTGGGCATTGTCGCCGGCGCTGAGCTGGCGATGTCGGAGGCCGAGGCAGGCGGGGAGGTGGCCCATGGATGAGCGCGCATTCGAACTGGCGCAACAGCGCGAGCTGGAAGACCGGGAGGCGGCGATTGCGCGCCGTGTGCGCTACGTGGGCGTGAGCTTGAGTGAGTGCGAGGAGTGCGGCGACGAGATTCCGCCTGCGCGGCGCGAGGCGGTAAAGGGGTGCCGACTGTGTATCGCTTGCCAGGCGGACGAGGACAAGCGGAATGCGGGGGTGAGGCGTGGTTGATTGTAATCGCCAAGGGCGGCAGCTAAGCATTCTCAACCAAAGTCGCTGCAGCTTTGAACTCGCGAATTTTGAGGTTAAGAGAGTCGCTGGCTTCCTCGAGCAGTGTTACACGCCTTGGCAGTTGTACTTGGCTAGCTTCAGCACCCGGATGCGTTACCAGTTCCTGAAGTTCACACCAGTCGCGGACGATACCGTGTATCAAGACTTTGATTTCAAGCGCAGTTTCAATGGCTTTGTAGCTAGGAAGTTGGAAGATCGGAAACGCATCGATCGTTGTCACTATCCGCCGAAGCTCTTCGGCATCCAAGCCCTCGCACAAGTAGAGCAAGAAAGTGGGTTGCTTCACCTGGTAGACGACGTCATTGAACTGTTTAACCGCATAGTCAGCAATGGCGCTAAAGCCGTCTACAAGCTGCTTGGTATCTTGATTCCGTTGACGATTGAGCGTTCGGTTAGTGTTACGGAGCTGCCAATACGCCAGACCTATCGCGACCGCCAACGCCAAGATAGAGCCTATGGCTTGAGCCCAACTCGCGGTCCCGGGATGCGCTTCGAACCAACAAAGCACCCACTCCATATATCTGTTACTCCCTTCATGCGTGAGCGGGGCATGGTGCATCAGATCAGAGGTGGCGCCAATGTCTGACCGCGTACCTCTCACCCTGGCCGATCTCACCGAGCTGCTGCAGTACATCCCCGCCGATGATCGCGATACCTGGTTGCAGGTGGGCATGGGCATCAAGGCCGAGTTCGGCAATAACGGGTTCGATGCCTGGGATACCTGGAGTGCCGGTGCTGACAGTTACAGCACGGCGGATGCGAAGACAGTGTGGCGCTCGTTCCGCAAGGCGGGCACGGGCATGGGCACGGTGATCAAGCTGGCGAAGGACAACGGCTGGCATCCGCGCCGGGAGCCGATCACGGCCGAGGAGAAGCGGCGGCTGAATGCCGAGTCGGAAGCGCGCCGTGCAGTGCGGCAGGCGGAGATCGAGGCGGACGAGGCGAGGGCGCAGGTGATGCGCGAAGCCGTGGCCGCGGCCTGCGAGTTGATCTGGACGAAGCACTGCAAGCCGCAAGGCGAAAGCCCCTACCTGGAACGCAAGCAGGTGGGGGCTTTTGGCGTTGGCTACTTCCATTACACCGTTGTGCTTTCCATCGATGACGAGCGGCAGCGCTGCGATGTGTGGGTGGGGAGCGAGGTGCGCGAGTTCTTTGCCGCCATGCCCAAGCCCCGGCCGGATTCGCTATCGTTCCTGATGTTCAAGGCGGGCAGCATTGCCATTCCGCTGCGTGACGCGGCTGGGAAGCTGTGGAGCCTGCAGGCGATCAACGAGCAGGGCACGAAGCTGTTCCCGAAGTACGGGCGCAAGGCGGGTTGCCGGCATGTGCTGGGCGACCTGGACGGCGCAGCGGTGATCGGCGAGGCAGAGGGCTACGCGACGGCGGCGAGCGTGCATATGGCGAAGGGCTGGCCGGTGGCGATGGCGCTGGACTCCGGCAACATGCCGGCGGTGGCGCGTGACCTGGCGGCCCAATGCCCGGATGCGCTGCTGGTGGTGGCCGGTGACGATGACCTGACGAAGCCGGGCAACCCGGGCCGCAAGAAGGCGGAAGCGGCGGCGGGTGAGGTGGGGGGCATTGTTGCCTTCCCAGCCCAGCCGGCCGAAGGCGGGGCAGGGCAGGACTGGAACGATGTGCATGTGGCGTGGGGGCTGGAGGCGGTTGCGCAGCAGCTCGACGCTGCTGTTGCTGCTGGCAAGCCTTCCCCGACCCCATCTGATGACGAAGCCGCTGCGCCGCTGGAGTATGAAGTGCCTATTTCTGAAGTCCTCCCCGGCGCCCCCACCTCCGCGTGCGGTGAAGCTGTACCAGATATGGCAGGGGGGCTCCCGCCCGGGGGCGCGGGGGGGGTCCGGGTTGGTGGGCAGGGGCTGTTGAAGGATTTCGTGTTGATCTACGGCACTGATCTGGTGTGGGACTGCAACCGCCGGCGAATGGTGAAGCTAGCGGCGCTGCGTGAGGTTGTCGGCCGCGAACGGATCAAGCTGTGGCAGGAGAGCCAGCATCGGCGAGTAGCTGAGGATGTGGTGTTCGACCCGACTGAGCAGTGCGGGCCGACGATGCTGAACCTGTTTGATGGGTTCAAGATGGCTCCTTCGCCCGCTGGCCAGGCGGGGTGCAAGAAGATTCTGGCGCACCTGGGCAAGCTATGCGGCGAGCGTCGTGATGAGTACGTTTGGTTACTACGGTGGATCGCCTACCCACTGCAGAACCCCGGCGCGAAGATGGCCACTTCGGTGGTGATGTTCGGCGCAGAGGGACCGGGCAAGAGCTTGGTTTGGGAGAAGGTGGTAAAGCGTATCTACGGCGAGTATGGGGTGACGATCGGCCAGGCGCAGTTGGAAAGCCAGTTCACCGGTTGGCAGAGCCGCAAGCTGTTCGCGCTTGCCGAGGAGGTAGTGAGCAGGGCGGAGATGCGTCATTACAAGGGGTTGCTCAAACACTTGGTGACGGGCGAGACGCTGCAGATCAATGAGAAGATGCAGAGCCTGCGCGAAGAGCATAACCACCTGAACTTCGTATTCCTTTCGAACTCGACGGTGCCGCTTGAGCTGGACGATGGCGACCGGCGCTATCTGGTGCTCTACGTGGATAACGTGCCGCCAAAGGAGTACTTCGCGGAGTTGGTGGCGGAGATCGAGAACGGCGGTATCGCGGCGTTCTACCAGTACATGCTGACGCTGCCGATGGAGCACTTCAACGAGCATACGAAACCACCGCTGAATGAAGAGAAACAATCTCTGATCGAGGGGAGCATGAGCCCCGCTCGATACTTCCTGCGTGTGTGGCAGCGGGGCGATCTGGACTTGCCGTATGGCGCAGCCGTAGCTGGTGACTTGTACCGAGCGTTTTGCCGCTGGTGCGAGCGGGCAAACGAGTTCAAGCGCCGTGAGCGGGAGTTTTACCAGGAAGTGCAGCGGGATATGGACCAGGTGCGCAAGGACATCAAGTTTCCCAGCGCGCAGAGCGACTTCAAGACGTGCCGGATCTATGTGCCGAAGGGTGAGGGCGGCAAACATCGCGACAAGGAATGGATACAGCAGGTTGCTTTGCAGTGCAGGGCGTTCCGCGGTGCCTTGGATGAGCGATACCAGCAGGTGGCGGCGTGATGTTTTCCGACATTCCGACACATAATCCGACAGCATTTCCGACAGGACGCAGGCCGTCTAGGGCGTGGGTTTCCTACGTTCCGACAGGCTTTTAAAGAAAGGACATCGCGCGTGCGCGCACACGATGGTTTTATATATTTATCTGTCGGAATGTCGGAAAAGTGTTTAACAGGTTGATTCTTAAAGAAAAAATATTCCGACAGATATTCCGACAGCATTCAGACAGTCAGACACAGCAGAGGAAGGGGCGAATTATGGGGATTTATGAGGCGAAACAGGGCCAGCTGGTGAAAGTTGCTGCGACTCTGGAAGAGTACTTGGGCCTTGATTGCATCGATGACTACGAGAAGTTCCTCAAGCAGCAGGGGTTCAGGATTGCGGAGGAGGAGGCAGGGGCTTACATCGTGCTGACCCGAGGCCTGCCAGCACGAGCAGATGCTGCTATGGCCAGCGTGCGTTTCATCTTCGACGTGGCCATCGACGACGACACGGTCGAATACATCATGGTGGACGACGATCTGGATGCCTATCTGACCGTTCTGGCCAAGCTTGAGCCGATGGTTGCTCGTGGCCTCCGCGCTGAGCAGGCGTTTGAGCGAGAGTTGGCGAATCCGCGCTGAGGGTGGCCAGGATGATTGATGAGATGGAGGTGCTGTTGCAGGGGTGGGGCCGTGAGGTTGTGAACCCTGCTCTGGATGTGGCCATCGCCTCGCCGCTGGGGCGGATGGGTGACGATGCGCCGGGCGGCGTGGGCGGGCATCGCTGCCTGTCGCTGGTGGAGTGCGCGGTGGCGATAAGCCGTGCGAGCCAGGCGGTGAGCATGGCGCTGGATGGTATGGCGAAGGATGCGCCGCTGGGCCTCGGATCGCGTGGGCGTGTGCTGCAGCGGCTGGCCCATGTGCGCTACTGCCAGGGGCCGCAGGCGGTGGCCGTGGCGGCGCAGTGTGCGCGGCTGGGTATCTCGATGCGGACGTATCGCGCCCAAGTGGATGAGCTGCATGCTGAGCTGCAGGCGGAGTGGGCGGTGGCGCTGGCCAGGCTGCAATCGGCAGAGCGGGGCACGGATGCGCATGCGGCTGCGGTGAAGCGTGCGCGTGCTGCGCGCGACGTGGCACGGGAGAACGCCAGAGCTGAGCGCAAGCGGGTGGCTGAGCGCAAGGCCGCCGCTCGGGCTGTGAAGGCGGCGGCGGACCTGCGGAAAGTGGGTGCTGCCGTATGACCGTTCGTCGGGATGGTTTGGCGCGAACAGCGTTCAACCGTGCTCAAGCGTGTTCAACCGTGTTGAACAGCGTTTGCAAAAATCGGCGGTTGCGGGCGTTGCATGTCGGCTGTAGAAAGTGCCCATGGTTGTAGAGCTGCGCCCGCAGCGATAACCACCGAGCGACGTGCTGTGTCGCGGCCTGTTCCCCGGCAGGCCAGCCCTCGCAAGAGGGCACCCATTCCAAGGCTCACCCGTAACGGTGGGCCTTTTTCATTTGTGCCGCTGGAGGCGTTGCATGGCTGAGCCAACGAGCACCACGGCAGGCGTTGTGGTGGCAGGTGCGGCCGGTGCCGGCCTGGCTGGATTCATGGCTGGCGTGAACGGCGATGCGGCTGTCGGCGCGCTGCTGGGTGCGCTGGTGTACGTGACGACGACGCATGACCTGCCGATCTGGAAGCGGCTGCTGTTCTTCCTGGTGTCGGCGGTGATGGGTTATCAGTTCGCCCCGGCCATCGTGGAGGCGGAGTTCTGGGGCTTTCGCCCGTTCGCCTATCCCGGCCCGGCGGCGTTCGGTGCGGCGGTGCTGGTGGTGACGCTGGCGCTGGCTGCGATCCGCCGGCGCGGTGTGCCATCGATCAGTGACGGAGGCGCGGATGGTTAGTGCTCTGTTGACGCAGGCCACGTTCGTGGTGTGCCTGGTGCTGTTCGTGCGGCTGTTCACTTATCGCCGTGGTGCTGCGCGGTTCCGCCGCGGTGTGTCGTGCCTGGCCATGTTGGTGATGGGCTGCGCAGGTGCCGCGGTGATCTACATCCTGACCGGTGAGCTGCGTGTGCCTGGCATGGCCTGGCCACTGGTGGTGTTGCTGGCGGTGTTGGCCTGGGCGGTGTGGCAGAGCGGCGGCAACCTGGCCGGCGCGTTCCGCCCGACTGGCTGGGATGGCGTGGAGCGGCGGCAGCAGGATAGGCGGACGCAAACTTGAGTGCGCCGACCACCGCTTTACGGCTCTACTGCGTCACTGCTGGGGGATGCTTGAGATCGTCTACGTTGGAACGCTCGGAAAGGCAGAGCGAAGCTCATGTAGCCATAAAGAAAGGCGTTGACGATGTGGAGTATCAACATCACGACCTCTGGCCTGCGGATGGGATCAGTGCTGGTCCAGAAGAGATAGATCGCGGCGAGCGACATGATGAGGATCAGCAGCACGACGCAGTACGTGACAACTCGGCCTGCCGAGCCAAGCACGCTACGAATCGCTGTGTTCAACCGTTGCTGGGCTTCCGGCCCTGACGAGTGGTACTGAAGATAGAACGCTGCAATGGCGCAGAGCAGGGTGAGTATCGAGACGACCTTTTCCATGAATCCTCGCGTGAATGCTGCTTGAGGCAAGAGGGGCAATGTAGTGCGTGGCTCAATCAAAGCCAATCATCTGGACAGCGCGATAGCAGTGTTGCAGAGCCTCAGCGGTGATCTTCCAGCGCGGGCTCTAGCCGATGCGTTGAATCACACTGCGAACCAAGCGGGGATAGCTCTGAGGGCGGAGATGGCAACCATTTTTGATAGCCCGACCCCCTTCACGCTAAATGCCGTAAGAACGCTCAACGCAAAGCCGACCGCGCTGGAAGCTGCAGTGTGGGTGAAGGACGAGAAAGACAATGCTTCGAAGGGGTTCGCTCCGGAGGACTGGGTAGCGCCTCAGGTGTTCGGAGGGGCGCGGGTCGATAAGAAAAGCGAACTGCTGCTGCGAGCGAAGGGAATTCTGCCGGTCGGTAGGTTCATCGTTCCGGCCGCCGGTGCGCGGCTAGATGCATACGGCAACATCAGCCGGGGCCATCTGATGCAGATCCTATCGGGGCTATCGGCTCTGGAAGGACGCGCGGGCTATAAGGCGAACGCGTCGGGCAAGTGGCGATCGTTCCGCAAAGGCCACGCCGCGTCGTTCTTCGTCATGCGGCGAGGTAAGACTCCAATAGGCATAGCCGAGCGCCGGGGCAAGACGGTGAGCATGGTCCTGGCTTTCGTGAGCCAGCCGCAGTACCGGACCAAGCTCGACTTCCACGGCGTGGTAATGCGGGTAGCTGATGCCAACCTCGAAGCTAACGTCGACAAAGCCATCGCTGATGCGCTTACCGGCCGCCTGCCCACCAACTTCAGACGGCGCCCCCAGGCTGGTCCCCGCAGCTAGCTGTCCGGGGGCCCCTGGAGGCGCGAACCGGTCAAGGGTAATTCGAGCCGCGCTCTCGCGTTAGCTGGAGGCCCGGCAAGTTAGTTAACAGGGTTAACAGGGTTAACCGTTGTGGTGTCGTGGGTTAACAGGTGCCGCCATGGAGCTCTTGAGCAAGTCTGAATTCGCAGCGCGCAAAGGCTGGTCCAGGCCCTACGTGTCGAAGCTGGGCAAGCAAGGCCGACTCGTCCTTGCCGATGACGGGCGGGTCGATGTCGCCGCCACCGAACAGCTGCTGCAGGAGAGTGCTGACCCCAGCAAAACCGGCGTAGCGGAGCGGCACCAGCGCGACCGAGTGCAAAAAGGTGTAACCGAGCACATCGAGCCAGACGCCCCTATCACCGTGCCGCCGCAGACAGGCGGTTACGACTTCCAGAAGGCCCGTGCCCAGCGCGAATTCTTCCTCGCCCAGCTTGCCGAGAATGAAGCCCGCAAGAGCAGCGGCGATCTGGTCGAGCGTCTGGCTGTCGAGAATGCTGCATTCGCCACCGGCCGCCAACTTCGGGACCTGCTGCTGGGGCTGCCCAAGCAGATCGGCCCGGAGCTGGCGGCCATAACCGACCCCTGGGAACTGGAACGACAGCTGATCGGCCACCTGCGGCGCGTGCTGGATGACGCCAGCCGCCTGAGTCAGGCCGATCTGGATCAGGCCCTGAACCCGAACTGACGCTATGAATCTTCAATACGCCGACGGTGCCGAGCAGTACCGCTCGGCGTACCTGCGTGGCCTTCAGCCAGACCCTGAGCTCTGGATTGATGAGTGGGCCGACGAGTACATGCGGATCCCGCGTGATACCGGCGCCGCAGAGCCGGGCCCGTACCGCACCGACCGCACACCCTATGCGCGCGAGCCGATGCGCTGCCTGTCGCCAAGTCACCCAGCCAAGCGCGTGGTGACGAAAGTCGCCTCGCAGATGATGAAGACGCAGATCGCCCTCAACTGGATTGGCGGCTGCATCCACATGGCCCCGGCCAACATCCTGATGCTGCTGCCCAGCCTGGGGCTGGCCAAGCGCGTCAGCGGCCGAGTGGACAAAACCATCAAGGCCACGCCTGTGCTGCGTGACCGCGTTGCCGGCTCCCGCTCGCGGGATTCGCGCAACACACTGGACACCAAGGAATTCGAAGGCGGCACGCTGTTCGCCACCACCGCTGGCTCTGCTGCCAACCTCGCGGAAGTGTCGGCGCGCTTCATCTACGGCGACGAGGTCGACCGCTGGGATGTCGACGTCGACAACGAAGGCGATCCGATCGAGCTGGCCGAAACCCGAGGCACGACATTCGGCCGCAACGCCAAGTTCTACTTCTCCAGCTCCCCGACCATCAAGGGCGTCTCCCGGATCGAGGATCTGTTTCAGCAGGGCGACCAGCGTCACTACTACGTGCCGTGCCCGCACTGCGGCGAACACCAAGTGCTGGAGTGGACGAACCTCAAGTGGGCCGACGACTTCAGCTGGGCCGGCTATCTGTGCTGCAACCCGGATTGCGGCGCGCTGATCGAGGAGCACCACAAAGGCCAGATGCTGGCCAACGGCGAATGGCGTGCTCATGCCGAAGGCGACGGTGAAACGGTCAGCTTCACACTGAGCGCGCTGTACATGCCGCCCGGCTGGCTCGCCTGGGTCGACCTGGCCAAGCAGTACGCCAAGGCGCAGCTCGCTGCTGCGCGTGGCGATCTCGAGCCGATGCAGGTGTTCTACAACACCCGTCTCGCCCAAGTCTGGGACTCGGCGCAGGAGATGACCAAGGCCAGCGAGCTCAAGGCCCGGGCCGAAGAGTATCGCCTCGGTAGCGTGCCCACTGGCGCGCTGATCCTGACCGCCGCAGTCGATACCCAGGGTGACCGTCTCGAACTGCTGGTCATTGGATGGGGCGAAGGCATGGAGCGCTGGGTCATTGACCATCAGGTGATCCAAGGCAACCCAGCCGATGAGCGTACCTGGGCGGCGCTGGATGAAAGGCTGAAGACGCGGTACCGGCACAGCTCAGGCGTCGAGTTGGCCATCTGTGCGACGGCAGTTGACTCCGGCGGTCACCACACCGACGAGGTTTACCAGTTCTGCCGGCTACGCCGGTGGCGCAACGTGTTCGCCATCAAGGGTGCGAGCAAGCCCGGTCGCCCGGTTATCGCGCAGCGGCCCTCCAAGGTCGATGTGACCTGGAGAGGAACAACCGAGAAGCAGGGCGCCGAGCTCTGGATGATCGGCACCGACACGGCCAAAGACTGGATCTACAACCGTTACCCGCTGCTCGACGGCCCAGGCGCGCTGCACTTCTCCATCGACCTGGCTGATGACTTCTACGACCAATGCGTAGCGGAGCGGAAGATCACCCGCTACGTGAAAGGCCACAAGCGAATCGAGTGGGTGAAGGGCAAGGCCGACCGAAACGAAGGCCTCGACCTGCTGGTTTACAACCTGGCCATGGCCCATTACCTCGGCTTGCACCGAAACAAGGAAGCGGAATGGTCCAGGCTGCGCGCAGCAGTATCGCAAGGCAGCTTGTTCGCCGAGCGCGTTCCAGCGGCACCGGTAGAGGACGAAACGGAAGCAGCCGAGTCCGGCGACAAGCCGGCAGCAGTGCCATCGCCTCCACCGACGCCATCGCCTCAGCCGGTCGGCCGGCGTCGATCCAGCAGCACCTACCTGACGCGGCGCTGACCGCACCGAGAGGCACACATGAGCGAAGCCCAACAGCGCCTGGCAGACGTCCGGGCGTCGATCAAGGACATCCTCGAAAACGGCCAGTCCGTGCGCAAAGGCGATCGCCAGCTTGACCGCGCACAGCTGGCAAGTCTGCGAATGCTTGAAGAGCAATACGCCAAGCAGGCCGCGGCCGAGCAAGCCGCTGCTCGTGGCCGTCCGCGTGTCACGCGGCTTTACAGTCGAGGCAAGGGCATCTGATGACACGTATCCGAGCGGTACCCAAGCGCATCCGCAACAGCTACGAGGGCGCCGGCACAGGCCGCCGTGCCCAGGGATGGGATGCACCAGAAGGCGCCCTGAACGCCATCGCATTGCCGGCATTGCCGGCGTTGCGCAAGCGCTCTCGCGCCGCTGTAAAGAACGACCCCTACGCCTACAGCGCGATCGACAAACGGGTCAGCAACATCATCGGCACAGGTATCACGCCTCGCGCCTCGATACAGGACGCCACCGTACGAGCCGCCCTGCGGCAACTGTGGGAAGACTGGACGGACGAATCCGACGCCGACGGTCTCGCTGACTTCTACGGCCAGCAGGCCATCATCGCGCGGATGGTCGAAGAGGCCGGTGAATGTTTCGTGCGCCTACGCTATCGCCGCCCGGAGGACGGCTACGCGGTGCCACTGCAGCTGCAGGTGCTGGCGCCTGAGTACGTGCCGCTCGACAAGAACTTCAAGACGCGCGCCGGCAATATCGTCCGCGCAGGTATCGAGTTCAACGGCATCGGCCAGCGAGTGGCGTACTGGATGTACAGCACTCACCCGGGTGACGCGTTCACCGCTGGTATCGGCTTCAACACCCTGAACCGAATCCCGGCCGACCAGGTGTTGCACATCTTCGAGCCCACCGAAGGCGGCCAACTGCGTGGCGTTCCGCGTTTGGCACCGGTACTGCTACGCCTGAAGTCGCTGGATAACTACGACGACGCAGTGCTGTTCCGGCAGGAGGTGGCCAACCTGTTCGCGGGCTTTATCACCCGCAAGGCAGCGGAAGGCGTGCAGCCTGCTATCGATCCCATTACTGGCCAGCCGATCAAGGCCGACAGCGACGGAGCGCCGCTCGTAGGCCTCGAACCTGGCTCCATGCAGGAACTGATGGAAGGGGAGGAGGTGACCTTCTCCGATCCGCCAGACGCCGGTAGCACCTATGTCGACTTTATGCGGCAGCAATTGCAGGCTGCTGCTGCCGGTGTCGGGCTGCCTTATGAGCTCTTGACCGGTGACATGGGCGACATCAGTGACCGCGTGCTGCGGGTATTGCTGAACGACTTCCGTCGCCGCATCGAGCAGCTGCAGTTCGGCGTTTACGTGTTCCAGCTCTGCCGCCCTGTGCGCATCGCCTGGCTCGACGCGGCGGTGCTGGCGGGTTCGATCACGCTGCCCGATTACAGTCGCCGGCGCCGCGAGTATCTGCGCACCCGCTGGGTACCGCAGGGCCACCCATACATCCATCCGGTTCAGGACGTGGACGGCAAGCTCAAGGAAATCAAAGGCGGGCTCGCCAGCCGCAGCGAACACGTTCTGCGCACCGGCTATGACGCCGAGCAGATCGACGAAGAAAACGCCCAGGACAACGAGCGCGCCGCACGCCTGGGTCTTTCCTATGACCGCAACACCACCCCGGATCTGCCGGCACCAAGAGAGGAAGACGAATGAAATCGCTAGGCAAATACTGGGCGAGCCTCTGCCTTGCCCTGGTCATGCAGGGCGGCCGCGCGCTGCCCTTTCCCCGCATCCAGAATCTCGGGCCCAACGAGGAGCAGCGCGAACACTGGTACAGCGTCCGCGCCGCGGGTGAGGGCAGTAACCGAGTGATTGAGGCCATGGTCTACGGTGAAATCGGTTACTGGGGAATCACTGCGGAGCAATTCGTCCGGGACCTGAAAGAGCTGGATGACGGCGTCTCCCGAGTCGTCGTCAGCTTCGCCACCATCGGCGGTGACTTGATGGATGGCATCGCCATTCACAACGCGCTCAAGGATCTTGGCGAGCGCTGTGAGGGCCGAGTGGTCGGCGCCTGTTATAGCGCCGGCACCGTGGCTGTGTGTGGCGCGCACCGCGTCACCATGGCTGAGAACGGGTTGTTCATGATTCACAACCCGAACATCGACTGGTTGTCGGGGGTTGAAAGTAGTGAGCTGCGAGCCTACGCAGACCTGCTCGACAAGACCCTCGAACTCATCATCACCTGCTACCAGCGCCGTGCGCTGACCATCAGTGATGAAGAGCTTCGCGCGATGATCGCCGCCACCACCTGGATGACCGCCGGTGAGGCCAAAGCGGCGGGCTTTGTCGACGAGGTGCTGACCGGCGTCACCGTCAAGGCCGCGCTCGGGAACATCAAAGTTCTGAACCGTTACCAGAACGCACCGCCGGAGGCGTTGGCGTTGGTAACCGATCAGCTCCCGTCCGACCCGCCCGCTGAACCTGAGCATGATCCGGCGCCTGAACCTGAGCCATCACCGGAAGACGAGCCAGACGCCGCCGCCCTGGCGGCGCAGCTCACCGCTGATTGTGCCGCCGCCGGCCTCGGTAATGTCGCCTCGATCCTGATCAAGGCCAGCGGCCTCAAGAGCCGCGCTGTGGTCCAGGAGCATCTGGTTCGCGCCAAGGCGGTACGGGACCTTTGCGTACTGGCCAAGCTGCCCGGTGAGGCCGAAGCGCTCATCCAGGCGGGCGTCGACGTTGACCAGGCTCGGGCCCAGTTGTTCGAGAAAATCGTGGCCAATAGCAGCCAGGTCGAAATCGACAACAAGCCCCCGGCGCCGGATCACCAACCCGCCCCATCCACCAAAGCAGCAGACCCTGGCGCAATCTACGCCAGCCGTAAACCAACCGCCTCGAAAGGAGCGCATAAATGAGCATCAAAACTGAAGGCGTCCACGCCGGCGAATTCCTCCTTTCGGAGGCCAATGGGACCCGCAGCCGCGAGGAAATCACGCTTGCCGCGACCGCCGCGGATCTGCCCGCTGGCCAATTGCTGGGCAAGCTGACTGCCAGTGGGCACTACGCACCCTATGACCCCGAAGCAGACCCTGCTGATGGTAGCGAAACCGTAACGGCCATCCTTTGGGCTCCGGTAGGCGCGTCCACCGAGGCCCAGCGTAGCGTGGGCATTGTGCGTGACGCCGAAGTGATCGAGCGCCTGCTCACCGGCCTCGACACGGCCGGAGAAATCGACCTGCTCGCCCTCGGCATCGTGGTCCGCCCCTAAACGCAACTGACAACCCGAAACCCTGAACCCCGCCGCTGCGGGGTTTTTCATTTCTAGGAGCCCACCATGGCCGAGATTTCCATTTTTGAAGACGAGGCGTTCAGCGTCCCGAACCTGGTTGCAACCATCAACGAAGAGCACCCGGTACCGGGCCAGATCGCCGCGATGGGCCTGTACAACGAAGAGGGCAGCCTCAGCGTTACCCAGCAGATCGAGAAGGACGGCGACGTTCTGGCGCTGGTTCCGGCAGCGCCACGCGGCGCGCCCGGCCACGTAGTTATCGCCAGCAAGCGTGAGCTGATCCCGTTCAACGCCGTGCACCTGCCGCAGACCTTCACCATCACCGCCGACGAGATCCAGGGCATTCGCGCTTACGGTTCGCGCACCGAGCTGCAGGGCGTGCAGGATGTGGTCAACGCCCGCATCGAGAAAGCCCGCAAGCAACTGGAGCTCACCCACGAGTTCCAGCGCATCGGGGGCATCAAGGGCTTGATCGTCGACGCCGACGGCACCACCCCGCTGGTGAACCTCTTCCAGCGCTTCGGCATTACCCAGCAGACGCTGGCCATGCAGTTCGGTACCGCCGATGTCAGCGTCAAAGCTGGCGAGGCGCTGGATATGCAGGACGATGCTCTGGGTACTGCCACCGGCACTGGCGCCGTTGCGCTGTGCGGCAAGACCTTCTGGGCCAAGCTGATCGCCGATAAGTCCGTAAAGGACGTCTACATGCAGTCCACCAAAGCGGATAGCTTGCTGGGTGATCGCCGCCAGGCTTTCACCTTTGGCGGTGTGCTCTGGGTACGTTACCGCGGCAAAGTAGGCGGCGCCGCGTTTGTCGGTGACGACGAGGCCTACCTGGTGCCGGAAGGTGTCGAAGACCTCTTCAAGTCGGTCTACGCCCCGGCCAACTACATGGAGACGGTCAACACCCTGGGCGTGCCGCACTACGCGAAGCTGGAGCGCCTGCCGTTCGACAAGGGCGTAATGGGCGAAGCCCAGTCCAACCCGCTGCACATCTGCACGCGCCCGCGCGCAGTGATCAAGCTGACCGCCTGACGATGTCGGGCTTCGGTAAAGCGCTGGCGGCGATGGATACAGCCATCGCCGCCAGCCTCAACGATGGCCTCGCCGACTACCTCAACGCTGCTGGCGTGGTGTTGGCTGAGGGGGTTGCGGCCATCCTTGATCGCGATGTCGAGCGGCTCGATACCCTCAGCGGCATGCTCGACCGAACGGTGACCATCACCGTTCGCAAGGGTCTGCTGCAGCCATTCGACCGCAAGGGCGCGTTCCGGCTCGACGGTAAAACCTGGCACATCGACGACATCGCTGTTGACGATGGCCACTGGCTCACCCTCTACGTGGTGCCCTGATATGCCTATCGATATGCAATCCGCCATCGTCGCGGAGATCATCGCACGCCTGGCAGACGTCGAGGCGTTCGGCCAGTTGGTGTTCGAGGATAGCGTCCTACGCGTGCTCGATAGCGAGGATGACACCCTGCCGGATGACTTCATCGTCATTCAGCCAGGCCTGACCGAGGAGCTTGAGCGCGTCGGTCCCGGCGGCGTGCGCGAGCGCCTCACCCTCAACCTTACCGCTGTCACACGCCGCCGCGAATTCGCCCCGGTGCTTCGTGCGGCTCGGCTGGGAATCAAGATCGCCCTGGCAGGGCAGAAGGCTGGGTTCGCACAGCAGGGCGTCCTGTCCGCCGCCTTCGCCAGTGCCGAAACCCCCATGCCACCCGGCGAGGGGCGCCGCTGGGGCTGCCACGTCATGCCGCTACAGATCACCTACCTGCAAACATTCAAATAACTGGAGGCCATCACATGGCTCAGCAAGATCGCTCCTTCGTGGGTGAGGGCATCATCTATGCCCGCGCCTATCAGTCCAATGATGCCCTGATCGACATCGGCAACTGCGACGTCTTCAGCCTCGCGTTCCAAACCGAGCGCGCCACGCTGCGTAACTTCCGGGGCGGCGGTGGTAACCGCAACGTTCGCGCGCAGGTCACCGACGTCACCGCCACCATCGGCATGTATGACATCACCGCGGTAAACCTCGCTCGCGTCACCCGCGCTTCGGTCAAGGATGTATTGGCCGGTGAGGTTACTGCGGAAGTGCTGACGTGCAAGGGCATCGAAGGCGAACTGATACCGTTCAAGAACCTGCCCGACCTCAGCGCCCCGGTTACATTGGTTACTGCCGCCGACGAGGCCCTGGCAGCCGGTACCGACTACCTGCTCACGCCGCACGGCATCATTGTCATCGGCAGCGGCTTGATCACTGACGAAGGCATCAAGGCGACCTACACCAAGCAGGCCACCAGCGTGATCCACATGCTTGCCGGCAGCCAGGTCGAACTCGAGCTGTACATCGCGGGCCTCAACGACGCCCAATCCGGCGAGCCCTGGGCACTGCGCCCTCGCCGCGTCAAGTTCGGCCTGATCAGCGAGCTGCCGGTGTTCGGCACCGAATACCTGAAGCTCGAGGCCAGCGCAGAACTGCTGGCCGATCCGCTGGTAACGGCGACCGACATCAGCAAGTTCTGCGAGATGCACATGGTGAAGAAGGCGGCTTGACCGAAGCAAAAAGCCCCGCGCAAGCGGGGCTTTGGTATGAAGCACTACACGACGGTCAGTCGTGTAGTGGGCTAAGCGTGAGCGTGCTCCGGCTCTGGAACCAGGCGTACCTCTACACGCTGGCCGCAGGCGTAGCGTGGCGTAGGCCTCTGTGAAACCCGAAGCCCAGCCAAGCGCTGGGTTTCGGTGCTGGCGTTGTGATGGTAGATTCCCTCGAAATCTCTGTGGGAGGGAAACCATGAAGCTTCGACTCTGGATTATGTGTGCTTCTGCTGCAATTCTTACCGGATGCGGTGAGCCGAAACTGGATGGCTCAAGTGAGCAAGCCCTGCAGCAGTCTGTTGAAAAGGTTTCTTCCAAGCTCGAACCAGGCAAACAGTCTGAGTTTAAGGAAGCGCTTCAAGTCATTGCCTTCAGCAAGATGGATCTAGGCGCGCTAATGAAAGGTGAGCAAACACCTGATGGCGTAGCTGGGCAGATGTTCAGCGAGCTTGATGGCAAAACTGTAGATGAGGTAATTGCCAAGGCCGCTGCCATCAAGGTCGAGCGAGCTGCCCGCGAGAAGGAGCAGGCTCTCAAGGAAATCGCTGAGCTTGAGGCGCTTGCGATGAAAGCTGAAGAAGCGAAGGCGCAGTTGGCAAAGTTTGTGGTAAGCCGATCCCGCTTTTTCTTGCGTGATCGCGAGTACTCTTATCGCAAAGAGCCGATCATTGAGCTGGCCGTGCGCAATGGTACGGAACACCCAATATCGCGTGCGTACTTCAAAGGCACCATTTCATCACCTGGTCGCTCAATTCCGTGGCTCGTCAAAGACTTCAACTACACCATCTCCGGCGGTCTTGAGCCGAGTGAGGCTCAAGAATGGGTGCTTGCTCCGAATATGTTCAGTGATTGGGGAAAGGTGGACGCGCCGGAGGATGCCTTGTTCACTGTAGAGGTGGTGAGACTGGATGGCCCCGATAGCAAGGCGCTGTTCGATGCCAGAGGACTTTCCGATACCCAGGCAGCCAGGCTCCAGAAATTGAAAGCCCAATATCAGTAAACACAAATTCAACTAAAAACCCGCCCCGGCGGGTTTTTTTTCGCCCGGAGAAAATCGATGTCCATCAAAGACCGCCTGATCCAGTTCGTCCTGCGCGGCAAGGATGAGCTGTCCCCGGCTGCTGAAAAGTCCGAGGCGGCGCTCGATTCGCTGCGGCAGGAGGCCGAACAACTGGGGCAGGCGTTGGACAAGGCCAAAGAGGCTCAGGGCTTGGCCCGGGCGCTGCGGCAGACCGAGCGTGCCGTCGAGCAGACGGAGCGCAGCCTGGGACAGGCAGATCTGCAAATCCGCGAACTGCGCGATGCGCTGAACCAAACACCAGACGGCGCAGGCCTGCAGCAGTCGCTGAAAGAGGCCGAGCGCGAAGCGCGCAAGTTGCAGCGTGGGCTCGACACCCTGCGCACTAGCCTGGGCGACCAGCAGCAGGCAGCCAAGGCCGCCGGCATCGACACTGAGAACCTGGGGGCTGAACACCAGCGCCTGGCTGGAGAAACTGACAAAGCCAAGAAGGCCTTGGCAGACAACACCGTCCAACTCAAGGCCGCGCAGCGCGAGCAAAACGCAGCCGCGCGCGCCACTGCTGAGCACAGCTCACGTATCGACGCTGCACGCGAATCCATGTCGCGCGGTGCGAAGCAGGTGCTGGCCTTCGCCGCCGCCTATGTCTCCCTCAATGCCGCCTTCGGCCTGGTACAGCGCGGCCTGAATGCCGTGCGTGATGGCATCTTCGCGATGCTGAAAACCGGCGACGAGTTCGAAGGGCTCGACACGCGCATGGCCTCGCTGATGGGCAGCTTGGCCGCCGGTGAGCAGGCGACCGAGTGGATCAAGCAGTTCGCCAAGGACACGCCTCTCGGCCTGCAGGACGTGACCGAGTCCTTCGCACTGCTGAAGTCCTATGGGCTCGATCCCATGGACGGCTCCCTGCAGGCGCTGGTCGACAAGAACGAACAGCTCGGCGGCGGCATGGAGCGGCTCCAGGGCATCGTCGCTGCGGTGGGCCAGGCATGGGCGAAGGAGAAGCTGCAGACCGAGGAGATCCTGCAGCTGGTCGAACGTGGCGTGCCGGTCTGGCAGATGCTCGCGGACGTCACCGGCAAGAATGCCGCTGAGCTTCAGGAACTGGCCAGCAAGGGCAAGCTGGGGCGCGACGTCATCAAGCAGCTGGTGGCCGAGATCGGGAAAAGCGCGGACGGTGCTGCGGCGGCCAACATGGGCCGGCTCAGCGGCATCATGTCCAACCTGGCCGATACCGCCATCGACTTCTACAACCGCATCGCCAATGCCGGCGCGCTGGAGTATGTGAAGGGCCGGCTGATGGAGCTGGCTGAGACCATCGACCAGATGGACAAGGATGGCCGGCTCGATGCGCTGGCCACCTCGCTGAGCAACGCCTTCATCCAGGGCGCGCAGTGGGTCGAAAATTTCGCATCAAAGCTGCTGACGGTCGACTTCGCCAAGCTGACCACCGACAGCAGCAACTGGCTGAACAGCTTCGGTAGCCATCTTGATGCTGCTGCCCAGCGTGTCCAGCTGTTTGTCGCGCCGTTCCGCACGTTGTTCAACGGCCTTACGGCGGGCCTGTCGGGATTCGCCGCGCTCATCACCAGCAAGATGAGCGACATCCTTGGTGCGGTTGGCAAGGTTGCTGAGTACCTGCCGAACATGCTCGGCGGCGAAAAGCTTCGTGCTGCGGTTGCTGACGCGCGAAGTGTGCTCGATGGGCTGACCGATGGCTTCAGGGAGCAGGTCGAGCAGGACGGCAAAGACATTGCCGCCGCCTGGACCACGACCACCGAAACGGTGAAAACCAAGGCCGCCGAGCAAACCGCTGCGGTCAAGCAAGAGGTCGACGACCAGTTCGAGCACATCGTCCAGCGCGTCACGGACATGAACAACGCGCTCGCACAGATCGATGCGGCCGAGGGTGCCGCCCAGCTCAAGCAGTTGGGCGAGGAGATGTACAAGGCCTACCAGCGCGGCGACCTGAGCCAGCAGCAGTTCGCCAGCGGTATGGCGATCGTTCAAGCGCGGCTCAAAGCGCTGGGGGCTGCTGCCGGTGGTGCCGCTGGGTTCGTCTCCGATCTGGAAGACAAGCTGGGTGACCTCTCCAAGGTCCAGGCGGCTATCAGCAATGCAAAGACCGATGTTGACATCAACAACATCCGCACGGCGCTGAAGAAGCTCTACGGCGATGGGCAGATCACCGCTGCCCAGTACAACGAGGAGCTGAAGAAAGCTGCTGATCGGCAGCGTGAGCTGAAGGGCGCTATCGACGATGGTGCTGCGGCGCAGGCGAAGAAGAACGCCGCTGACAAGGAAGCCATCAAGACCAGCGAAGATCTCCGCCGCGAATCCGGCAAACGCATGGAAGAAGAGCGGCGGGCCAGTGGCGAGGCAATGGAGTTGCAGCGCAAGCAGTCCAGTGATGCGCAAAGCGGCGTGGCTGCCATGGGTGGCTTCGTTGATGCCGTGATGGGCACCGCGCGTGGTGGAGTGTCGGCGCTGAGTCGTGCAGCGCTGGAGGCCTTTGACCGGTTGCGCGGCATTAGCACTGCGGCGCCAAGTATCGACACCAGCGGCCTCGACGCAACCCGGCGCAGCCTGGAGCAGGTGAGCAAAGCACTGGAGGAAGTCGAGTATGCGGTGCTGCGGTCGTCGTCAGGCTCGCTGACCAAGTGGGCCAATGAAACCCAGCGCGACAGCCTGAAAACTCAACAGGCATTTCTCAGCCAGAAATCTGCCCTTCAATCGCTGATGGATGACTACGAGCGCGGCAGCATCAGTGCGCAGCGGTTTGTGCGCCGGGCAACGAGCATGCGCAGTGCGATGAGCCTGCTCGATGAGTCCGATCTGTCTGGCCTGAGCTCCGCTATCGAGGCGGCAAACCAACGCATGGAGCAGATGGCCAACTCCACCCGTTCCACGCTGGAGGGCTTGCAGGACGAGCTGGACAACCTGCAAGGGCGCACCGAGGACATCGAGCGTCGTCGTTTTGCCAGCCGCCGGCGGGAGCTAGAGGCGCAGCTGGCGGAGGCCAATGCCCAGGGCGACAGCCAAGCGGTGGCCAACGCCGCGCGGGCCCTTGGCATGCTTCGGCAGATCGAGTCCGAAACAGCGCAACAACGCCAGCGGGAAGAGCAGCAGAAGCGCATCGACGCCCAGCAACAGCCGCAAGGTGCTGCGCCGCAGCAAGCCCAGGCACCCGGCAAAGTGATCCGCCTGGAGGTGCCGGGCCGGCAAGCCGTCGACGTGGCTGTGCGCAGTGAGGCCGACGAAACCAAGCTGCTCGGCGTTCTCGAAAGCGCCGGGCTGAGGAGTCTGTAATGGCGTTGACCCTGGATAGCGTGGACCTGGCGGACGATCCCGACCTGGGCGGCGACCAGCTGCAGTGGATAGATGAATGGGAATGGGACCCGGTCGAGCAGGAACAGGAGCGCAGCCTGAGCGGGGCGCTGATCATCCAAGAAGGCGTGAAGCTTTACGGGCGCCCGATCACGCTGAGCAGCAACGGCGGTGCCTGGTTCACCCTGGCCAAGGTGCGCGAACTGGAGGCGCTGGCGGCAGCGGCGGGGCGAGTAATGTTGCTGACCCTGCCGACCGGCGCCACGCATCACGTCACCTGGAACCGCGTCGCTGGCCCCGCTGTGCAGGCCGCGCCGCTGTTCCGCCGGGTAGCCCCGTCGCCCGACTGGCTGCACGAGCTGACCTTGCGGCTGATCACCGTGGCGCCGCCGCCCGACCCTGAACCCGAACCAGATCCCGAACCCTGACCAGCCCGCCCCGTGCGGGCTTTTTGTTGCCTGGAGATTCATGGCATGACGATCAACGTCACCGATGTGAAGCTGCTCAAGAGCCAGCGCCTGACCGATGAAGACGACGGCGGTGGCCGTGCCACCGGCAATGCCGTGGTATCCGGCGAGGTCAACAACGTATTCCCCGACATCAGCCGACTGGACCGCACCACCGGCCGGATCAACCTGCGCAAGCTGTACGGCGGGCCGATGACGCAGAACGCCGATGCCTACCTGGGCGCGCATGCCATCGTCACCAAGGCGCCGGCGGACCCGCGCGTGAGCGTGCTGCTGTTCAACACCGGCAGCCAGACCGATGAGCGCCGCGACGCCCGCAATGCCATCGAGAGCTACGTCGCGGCGGCCACGACTGCGCAGTTCGATCTGCTGGGTACCCAGCTGGCCGGGCAGCGCGCTATCGCCTGCGTACAGCGCGAGGAACAGCGCGTGCCAGAGATCGGCGACGTGTACCAGCTGGTGACCGCTACCGCCTCGCAGTACGTGCGCCTGACCGGTGTGGACGCCAGCCTGGAGCAGTTCACCTACGACTACGGCAACGGCAACTTCGTCAACTTCACCCGGCGCCGGCTCGATCTCTCGATCAGTGCGCCGCTGCTCAGCGAGTACCCGGGCGGCCAGGTCACACCGGCCGGCACCTCGGCTACCGCCCTGGATGGCAAGGCCAAGGCTCGGGTGCTCAGCACCCAAGTCGCTGACGCGGCCCGTTACTACGGCATCAGCCCGCTGGCCGAGGCCATTGCGGCCGGCTCGCTCAACCTGCGCGTGCAATCGGTGTATAGCCAGCTGGTGCCCAGCACCACCAAGGAATCGGCGCTGGTCGACGTGCTGGGCGGTTACCAGCGGCAGCTCTACCTGCCGGCCGGGCCGGTGCGCTCGGTGAACCTGACCGTTGCCGCCGGTGCGGTGGCGGGCGAGTCGCGCACCTTTCTCGGGACCGGCTGTGCGCCGGGCACGCTGAGCATCACCGCCAACGGTGGCACCTTCGCCGACGACAACAAGGGCGGCTTGCGCTTTGTGTCCGGTAGCAACTGGATCAGCTCGGGGCGTGTGGACTACCAGACGGGTGAGGTGACCCTGGTGCGCACCGGTACCAGCTGGGCCGGATCGGCCACCGGTAGCTACCGCCCGGGCGCGGCGGCAACCGGCGATACCATCACCGGCGAGCTGGAGATCAGCCTGGGCAACCGTGGCTACGTGTACACGCTGAACCTGGCCGACGCCATTCCGCGTGCCGGCACGCTGTCCGTCAGCTACATGGCGCTGGGCAAGTGGTACGAGCTGCGGGACATGGGCGACGGCCTGCTGACTGGCGAAGGCGCGGGCACCATCAGCCTGGCCACAGGCTCGGTGTCGCTCACCCTCAACGCATTGCCCGATGTCGGTAGCTCGCTGATCTACAGCTACGTCAGCTCGGCGGACAACGCCATCACCCAACGGGCCGGTGGCAGCGTGGTGCCGAAGCTGGAAGTACGGCATACCCTGCCAGGTGGCGGCGTGCTGCCGGGCTCGGTCACCGTGACCTTCACGGCGGGTACCGAGCGCACCCTGACCGACGATGGGCAGGGTGTGCTCAGCGGTGGCGGCGGCACCGGCACCATCGCTTATGCGACGGGTGAGATCGTCATGGAGCTGGCTGCAACTCCGTCCGGCGGCATTGCCTACAGCTACCAACAGGGCGCGGTCGAGGGTGATGCGCTGGCCGTATCCAGCGATGGCAGCGGCATGGCGACCTTCACCGTTCCCGGTGCGCCGCTCAAGCCCGGTTCCGTGCGCGTGGACTGGATGACCACCCGCCGCCAGGCTGCGCCGGCCATCAACTGGCAGGTGATCGAGAGCGGTAATGCGCTGCCCATCTACGACGGGCTGCGTGACCTGGCCAACAGCGCGAATGACAACGGCAACGGCGGCTGGCAGGGCGGCCGCGCCGGTACCATCAACTACAGCACGGGCCAGGTTACGCTGCAGGTCGCGCAGCTGTACGACTATGTCGAGTACATCTACAGCAACAGCGCGCGCGAGAGCTGGTTTGGCCGTGTCACCGAGCCGGTGCTGGTCACCACGCCGGTGCAGGTGCGCGAGCAGTTCGGCGGCACCTTGTCCGTCGCCGCACAGGCGGCGGGCGTGACCACTGAGCCGCAGACCAGCAGCCAGGCCCAGCCGCCGATCACCGTGGAGCTGCTGCCTGGTGTGGCCGAGGCCATCGTGCCGGGCTCGCTGCTGTTCAGCTGGAACGGCGCGTTGTACACCGACCGCAGCGGCATCCTGTACCGGGACGTGTCCAGCAACACCAACGGCGGCACCGCCGTGGGCAGTGTCGACTACGTATCAGGGGTTGCCACGCTGAACAGCTACGCCGGCAACGCCACGGGTGCGGTCGTGCTGCTGGCCTGCCTGACGGCCTCGGCCGGGTTCAGCGTCACCGGGGCGACGTTCCGCACGCCGGGCGCGCCTCTGCGCGAAGGCAGCATGCAGGTGACCGTGGTGCGCACGGATACCGCCGCGATCGTAACCGCCGCCTCGAACCTCAATGGCGAGTTCAGCAGCGGCATCGTGCACGGCACTGTCGATGCGGCCACGGGTATCGCACGCCTGCGCTTCACCTCCAACCCGGCTGACGAATCCGGGGCCAGCGACGTGCCGGTAATCCCGCTACTGCTGCGTTACAACGCGGTGGTGCAGACGCGCCTGCCGCTCGATGCCGGGCTGTTGGGCCTCGATCCGGTACGGCTGCCGGCTGATGGGCGTGTGCCGATCTACCGCGACGGCGATGTGCTGGTGATCCATCACACCGCCGAGACGCTGGTGGCCTCGCCGGCGGCGGGCGGCACCCTGCAACTGGAGCGTGACCAGCAGGCCGAGATCGAGGTGGTCGATGGGGCCGGTACCGTGCTGCGCGCCGAGTCCTATTCGGTCGATCGCGCAAACGGCACCGTGACCTGGGCCAACCCACTGGTGTTGCAGGACGCCGAAGGCAACCCGCTGGGCCTGCCCTTGATCGTGCGAGACAGGGTTGAGCATATGGCGATGGTGACCGAGGTGCAGATCACCGGCGAGCTGGGCATCAGTTCGCCGCTGCCCTGGGATCTGCCGGCCGGGGAAGCGCAAGTCTCCAGCGCGGTGGCATGGGGCGATCTGCAATCGCGCATTCACACCTGGTTCACCCAGCAGACCTGGAGCCAGGGCGCGCCGAACTGGACGGACGCACCCATCGGCAACACCACCACGGCGCAATACAACAGCCTGAGCTACCCGCCGATCATCACCAATGCCGGCGGCATCTCGGGCAAGTGGGCGCTGGTGTTCACCAGTGCTTCGGCCTTCAACGTGGTGGAAGAGCAACTGGGCGTCATCAGCACCGGCAACACCGCTACCGACTGCGCGCCGATCAACGCCCTGACCGGCGAGCCGTATTTCACGATCCGGCGCGACGGCTGGGGCAGCGGTTGGGCGGCGGGGAATGCGGTGCGCTTCAACACCGACTCAGCCCTGGGGCCGATGTGGGCCATCCGTACCGTGATCAGCGGGCAGGGCACGGTAGACGATGACAAGTTCGAATTGCTGGTAAGGGGGGATGCGGACTGATGGCTCGCGTATATCATAGGGATCAGCCGGGGGCGCCTGCCGGCTACTCAAATGCAGCATATTCCGTTGCTCAGTTTGAGAACTTCAGGGAGGTTATCAAGGCGTGCTTGGTGGTGGGGTATGACACTACACCGGCAGCGGGTTGGGAGCTGATCGCCGAGGGAACTAACCATATTGTGCTGCGCAACGGAACGCACTCTGGTTATGTATGTTTAACTTGGAGGGGCAATGGCATCCTGCAAGTTTATGTTGCGGATACATTTGATGGCGTGGACGCCAGTGGAGTTATTCTTGGTGCGGGAGTAAAGACCGGCACTGCGGCTAACAATAGCACGGCTCACGTTATTGGTCTGACGTACTTCGCTTATCATGTCAATACTAGCTCATGGTATATAGTTGCTGATGAAAAGACATTTATCTTTTCTTGGGTGACGAACGCTAGTGCTGGTTCAATGAATAATATTGTTCCGGTTAATTATCCCTATACAATTTATGTGGGGGAAGATACTAGCGGGAACTTTATATTTGTTGGCGGAGAACGAACAACCTCGTATAGCTATGGCTCCCCTGTTGGGAAATTTGGCTCTAACGGCGGCTTGACCTCGTTGAGAAATCCAAGCACCGGCTTGCTTGTGGATACTGGGTCCCTTTCGTTCAAAATCGCTGGTGTATCGACGGCGGTCGGTTCCAGCGTGCCAAGCGACAACGATACCTCGATTTCCCTCTTTGGTCGTTTAACGCTGGGCCGGGCCAGTTGGTATGTCCCTGATTATTTCTGTGGGCAATTTAGAGGTATTGCGGTATCTCCTGAACTATTTGTTTTGAGATATGGGGATTCCGCGTCTATTGCACTATCCGGCCTAGGGATGAATGTTCGTGAAGCAGCCCGCATTTTTGATCTTGGGGATGGTTATAACTACTTCTTGCGGTCTGGGTCGTGGGTAAATAGTATGTTTCTGGTGACGGATAGCCCGAGGTACTGGTAATGCAGGTTTCGCATTCTGAGGACTTGCTGATTCCCGGTTATGTTAATCCGCCTTTCATAACTCTGGCTTTCAGATTGTTGCGCGACGGGGAAGTTGCGGCGGGCAAGAAGATTGTTCGGGTTTATCGTGACTGGAATGACATTAGTTACCTGGCTCTTGCGTTCGAGACGGTTGACGGTGAAACGACGCGGTCGTGCCGCGTCTTGCTGTCAGAGCTTTTAGCGCAGGGCGAGTGGCTGGTGACAGGTCAGGATGGTGCGCCGCCGCGCCGGACCCGCGCTACCTACATGGCTTTCAGCGAGTCAGGCACCTACACCTTCAACATCACCTCGGGCGAGGGTGGTGGCCAGCAGGGCGATCCCGGCCGCGTGGCGGGGCTCGTCCGCGTCGAGCGGTTGCCGGCGAATCGCGAGATCGTGCTGGTCGAGCGGCCTGCAGACGGCGAGTGGCGCTTGGCGGGCTACGGCCCGACGCCGAGTGGCAGCGGTGACATCGACGTGCGGGTGGTGGGCGGCGATGTCTATGCCATTGGGGTGGATGACTACGGCGTGGCGTTCGTGCCGGATCTCGCGGTTCAGGTCGGCCAGCGCATTCGCCCGACGCAGTACGCGGGCTGGGTATACGAGATCACCGAGGCCGGGCGGTTGCCTGCTGTCGAGCCGGCGTGGTGGGCGGCGCAGGGCGAGAACCCCTCGCAGCCGCTCGGCTCGGCCCGGGCGATCGCGCGGCGTTACTTCCAGCCTATTGCGCATGGTCCCGTTCCTGTTGAGGTGATCTGATGCTGAGCGTATCCATCAGCAGCGGCTGGCGTCGCGCCGTGCGTGCGGACCGGCGCGCTGCGGCATTGCCTTGGGATGCCCTGCAGCCGCTGGACCGGGCTAGCTCGGCACACTGGCGAATTGCCGTCCCGGCCGACAGCCGGACAGCGACCGCGCCTTGGAGCCGGGTGTCGACACGGGATGTCGGGACAGTGGGGGCATGGCAACCGGCAAGCCCGCAGGATCGTCCGTCCGGTGCGATGACCTGGGCCAGCGTGCCGGTGAAGGATGCCTGGCAGTCGTCGGGCTGGAATCACAGCATTCGCGCGGTGGATGTGCGCCTACGGCTGATCTACAACCCCAAGCCGGCCCGCAGGGATACGACCGTTGCGGCAGGTCATCGCCGAGTCAACGAGTTCGGCCCGCGCTTCAATGCCGAGACGGCCCTGCAGGACAGCCTCTACGTGCCTGGCCCCAACTGGCTAGTGTTCGAGTTCGGCGGCCGGCCGTACTTCCCCAGCACGGCGCCCAGCGTCTTCTTCGACTTCCGCTACGTGCCAGCCACGCCTGCGATTCAGCCGACCGACATGCGGCCGGCGAAGGTGCGCTGGCAATCGGCGCGGCGCCTGAGCCTGAGCAGCACGCTGCCCTGGGGCAGGGCGCGGCAGGTCGACGGCGCCCTGACCGACATGCCCTATGTCGATTACCCCGGCCCGGTGAAGCCGTTACCGGAGCCGCCACCCGACCCCGAGATTCTGGATACCTACATGATCGCCAACACCGTCAACCTGGTGGTGCTACCCAGCCGTACGCCGATCGAGGCGAAGAACGTGCGGGTGGCGTTGGATGCTGACTCGTTCAGCTGGAGCTTCAGCGCGGACATCTTTACCCAGGCCGCCCTAGACCTGGTGCGCCCTGATGCCGACGGCGCCAAGACGGTTGAGCTGGATATCAACGGCTGGAAATGGGTGCTGCTTGTCGAGCGCTACAGTCGGCAGCTGCGTTTCCCTGCGGAGGCCTACAGCATCAACGGGGCAACCCGCCCGCAGCTACTGGCCGCGCCCTATGCGCCGTTGCGCACCAGCCTGAACAACGCACCGATCAACGCCGCCCAGGCAGCCGAGGCTGAGTTGCTGAACACGGGGTTCACCCTGGCTTGGCTTGCGGCTGACTGGACGCTCCCGGCTGGTGCTTTCAGCTACCAGAGCCAGACCGCCATGCAGGTGATCGCCCGGCTCGCCGAAACGGTGGGTGGGGTGGTGCGCCCCGCGCGGGATGCGGATGCGCTGGAGGTGGTGCCGCGTTACCCAGCGCCGCCATGGGCGTGGGAGGATGTCGACACGCCAATCAGCCGCATCATCCCGCCGGCGATGATGACCGAGCTGGGCGGCGAGTGGACGCCACAGCCGGCCTGGAACGCCTGTTACACCTCGGGCACGTCGCACGGCGTGAGCATGCTTGTCCGCCGCGCGGGTACCGCTGGCGACAATCCGACGCCGGACGTGTTCGACGACTGGCTGACCGACCAGCCGGCCAACCAGGCGCGAGGCATTCACGAGCTCAGCAAGGGCGGCAACATTGAGATCGTCAGCTTCACCATCCCGTTGTTCCCGTTCGCAGACGACCACGGCGTCGGCCTGGTGCTGCCGGCGCAGCTCTGCCGCGTGCCGGAGTCTTCCGGCGCCTGGGTGGGGCTGTGCCTGGCGGTGGATATCAGCGCCGAGGGCACCGGCGCGGTGCGGGTGAAACAGCAGATCAAACTGGAGCGGCACCACTGATGGCGACGACAAACCCCTGGAAGCGCTTCATCGGCCTGTTGCCCGGCGGTGTGCGCACCGTCGCCACGGTGCGCAGCATCGATACCATCTCAGGCCTCAGTGAGGTGGAGCTGCGCACCGGCACCCGCATCACCGTGCGCGGCATCGACGTGCCGGTAAGCAGCAAGGCCTACATCGCGGACGGCACGATCACCGGCCCAGCGCCGGAGCTGCCACATTTTGATGTGGATGTGTGATCAGACTGTGCGTTGCTGCCGGTCGTTTGCCGGCGCCTGCGGCAGTATGCGACCACCATCACCCGCAAAGGACTGCGACATGCGAACGAAAATAACCCGCTTGGTAGGCCTGTTCGTCTTCGGACTGATCTGCACTTTGGGCGGTGCTTATCTCGGCATCAACCAGGTCTACGACAGGCTTGATACTGAGTTGCCGGCGATCATCGAATCAGCTGGGTGCATTCCGTCTCAGTAACCGAGCGGCATCTCTAAAGCGCTTCCAGCCGCATGGCCTCTGCCAGCAGCTGGTTGGCGATCCGCTCCAGCTCCTGCAGCGCTGCCGCTCTGTCTTTGGGCCCCAGCTCTGCGTGCGTGAAATCAAGTTCCGTAGGTATTGCATCCCGGATCGCCTGAGCCGCCCACCCGGCTGCAAACGCCTGAACATTCGCTTTGACCATTGATAACCCCCGGCCCGCCTTGTGCGGGCTTTTTGTTTTGTGGAGGCAACCATGACCGAAACGCTCGGACAGAAGCAACGCCGCTTTACCCGCCTGGTCGGCCTGCTGATCGAGTACGCCCACCAGGAGGGCTACGAACTGACCTTCGGCGATGCTTACCGCGACCCGCGTGTGCACGGTGCGGTTGGCGAGAAGAAGTCCTACAGCTCGGCCGGATCGCTGCACAAGGAGCGACTGGCTGTGGACTTCAACCTGTTTAAGGATGGCCAGTACATGACGCGCAGCGAAGACTACGCGCCCCTCGGCGAATACTGGGAAAGCCTCGGCGGCAGTTGGGGCGGCCGGTTCAACGACGGCAACCACTTCAGCCTCGAGCACGGTGGCCGGAAATGACCGTCTGGCTGAAGCAATACAAGCTATTCGCTACCGGCGCGGCTGTGCTCGTCCTGATGCTGCTGGCTGCTGTCGTCGCCTGGGAGTGGCAAGCCAATAACTACGGCAAGCAGCTCGCTGAACAGCGTACCGAATGGGCTGACCAACTGCGCCTCACCGCCGAGGCAAACGCCGAGGTTATCCGTAAACAACAGACCGACCGCCTGGAGCTGGAAGCGCGCCTGGCCGCTCTCGACACAACCTCAACCGAGAAACTGACCCATGCACAAACTGAAAATGACCGCCTGCGCCACGAGTATTCTGCTGCTGATAATGAGCGCCGCCGGCTGCGCATCGAAGTACGAGTTGCCCGTAACGATGCCGTCGTGTCCGCCACCACCAGCCCCAGCAGCCTGGGCGATGCAGCCCGCGTCGAACTCAGTGCAGCAGCTGGATCAGCTGTTTGGGATATCCGAGGCGGAATGATCAGCGATCGGGAAAAGCTGACGTACCTGCAGGAATGGATAAGAGCCACCGTTGGTCTAGCGCAGCAGCATGATGACAAAACCGATGTCGCTACTGGCATAATGCCTTCTCTGGCGGGGCGCTGATCTTATTTGGACCAAAAGAAATGAAGAAGGCAGCAGTTGTACACCATACTTTCAATGCAATTCTTTTTGGAGTAATTCTTGTTATCGGGACGCCTATCGCTCTCGCTTATTTCGCTTACCAATGGGCAGCTGACGCCATAAGCGATAGTAGCAGTTTGTCTTTTGACGCGGAGTGTCGAGGGCGCGTTATTGGAGCAGATGACTCCATGACTAAGTTCATTTTCTACGGTGAAGGCAGGGAGTTGCGCTCCAAATATAACGAGCTTTGCATCATGGATATTAATAACGGTCCGGTAGTCTTTTACAATCATCCGCCGGGCTACAAGAATAAACAGTCGTTAGGTACGTATCTAAACTTGGAGTCGCGCTTCACGGCTTTGCCCGCTGAACTTTCTGCTCCGTTCAAAGATGCTATTCTGCCTCGGTTTCAATTTAGCCCAGATGGTTTAGTCATTTTGCGCGGAATTTATAGTGATCGAATAGAAGCGGCTGTCGTGGCTTATGCCGATCTTGGCCTATCCAGTGGCGCGTTTAGTCATTGGCCACAGGATGCTTTTGCAGGCTTCACCGAGGGGGCAAATGTCAATTTCTCGAAAGTTTATCACGATGACAATGAGTATGACGTATCTGTAACAGCCGGTAATGTAGATCTCGCCTCGTTCAAGCTCCGCTTGGGGGAAGATTTAAAGCGCGGATTGGTTGTCGGTAATCATGTGCTAATAGCCGTCGATGGGGATGTATCGATATATGATTTTTCAGGCGCAAAAGCGGGCGATGACTTCTGCTGTGTAGATAGAATTCGATTGATGCCAGGTAATCCGAGTTGGCTGTTATCTGAGGGCGAGCAGGTCCGGGCCTGGAAGCTCGACGAGCTTGGGCTATAGTGAAGTTGAGTAAGATAATTCATAGTGTAGTTGCTGACGCGGCCTCCGGTTTAAACTCAAGCCTGAACCATTTCTATCCCGCTTGGGGTAGAAATGGTTTCAATGAGCGGAATCTTACCTATCAGATGGCTAAGTCGTTCGAGAAGCGAAAGGCCTCCTGCGCTTTTATGGAGATTCCATTTTTCGATAGCAATCGAGAGGTCTACGGAAAGCATGTTGACGCTCTAATGTTCGATCGCTACGTTGCACTGTTTGTCGAATCAAAGCGTCTTTATTCACCCGACAAATTAGAGCAGCTCCGGCTGGATTACGAGCGGATGACCGTTGAAAATCTTGGACCTGTACTTGAAAGCCTATGTTTGCGCCCGTCAGCTGCAAGGAAGTCGTATCGCGTGATCCTTGCTGAAACGTGGAGCACAGCAGTTTCAGATTGGTGGGAAGGGAAGGACAGCCCGCGTAGCTGGAGTCGTGCTTGGATGCCTCCAGATACGGGAGTTATTCCGGTCCGTACCTGGAAGGACTCGGGGGCTACGCTCTACTGGCTCTACGCATTTTCTCCGCTTCCCTAAGCAGGAGGCTGGTGACAACACTTGCTGTTGCGTATGGGCGGGGCGTTACCTACACGCTCGACCGCCAGGTCGGCAGTGCTGGCAAACATGGCATTTTCGAGTTCCATCGTTCCGCCAGCTCTTACATGAACCCTCCGAACTACACTCCTTACCGCCACGCAGCCATTTCGCCGGCCGAGCCGAAGGTTGGCGCGACGGTGCAGATGGCGATTTGCAAACCGAACGCTCCAGAGTCGGAATGGATACCCATCGGCGAAGGTGTTGTCGCTTTCGATACTGCTGGCCAGTGATTCTGGTACTGCGCGCTGATTTCCGGTTTAAGTCCCATCAGAGCTGCGTGCCCGCTCGCGGCACAGCCAGGATTGGCCATACGCGACGCCATCGATCAGCTCAACGCCTGTCACCACAAAACCGTTCGGCGCCATGGAGTGCACCTCCGCATCGAACAGCAACCCTAACGGTCCATCGTCTGGCGCTCCGTTGCATATGAACGCTACCCGCCCGGGGCGGCCCATCTCGCTCGTATGCTGATATTCGATGCGCAGGTCGCCAGCGACCGGCTTGGCCTGCTGGACTTCTTTCTTGTCGCGTGGCTTTCCGCGCGCGCGGAGTGGGATGACGTGGAAGTACATAGCGGCTCACTGATGCTGTATCTACATACAGTACAGTTCGGCAAAAGTACAATCCAGTGAGGGCGGATCGGCGGTTAAGTCATGGGGTCGCTGATGCGGTCGATCAGATGGGAGCCCTCGTTCCGCACATTGCCGACTGCGCGGTCGACGGCGAACCATTCGAAAGCTTCGACTGGTAGCGCGAGGTCGCGCACGATCTCTTCGGCGCGCTCCACCGGTAGATCCGGCTCCATCCACTCGCGTGCCAAGTCTGCCTCAAGCACGACTGGCCGACGATCATGGATGTCCACCATGCCCTGGTCGCTGTCCGCCGTAATGATCACGAACCCATCGCCGTCGCGCTCGTTCATCCTGGTGCGGTCCAGCTGGGCGAGCGCCGCAAACCATAGTGGTTCGCCGTCGCGGCGGCGAATGTAGTAGGGCTGTTTCTTTTTCGGGTCCGCTGGATCCTTTACCCATTCGAACCAGCCGTCCGCCGCGACCAGCGTGCGGCCGGTAGCCCAGATGTCTCGAAAGAATCGGCTGGTCGCTGCCGTCTCGACGCGTGCGTTGATTGCTGGGGGCCGTTTCCCTACTGCCCAAAACGGCTGATAACCCCACGGCAGCTTGGCCATGCGCAGGCCTGCATCCGTCTCGTAGAAAATCATCACTTTCGAGCGCGGCGCGACGTTGTAGCGGTTGATCGGCTCCGGGTCGATACCGCTGTCGATCGGCTTGTCATACCGCAGCGCTTCTAGATATTCGATTGCCGTTCGGTACTGGCTAAAGCGTCCGCACATTTCACCTCCAGCCTACTATCGGATGGCTGCCTCTCTACATTGACCGCGTGCGGCGCTCGTTGTTTACTGTGTATATATACAGTAATCGCAGAGCAGTACCATGCGCGCCACCATCCTGGGCCAGCTTGGCCCGTCCCCTGTCTTTTCGCAGTACGTCGACACCCGTGTGCCGGCCGGTTTCCCGTCGCCGGCGGCCGATTACGAAGAGCTGACGCTCTCCATCGATGAGCTGATCGACTTACGCACGCCTCACGTCTATCTCGCCCGGGTCGAGGGCCCGAGCATGATCGGGGCGGGCATCTACGATGGCGACGTGCTGGTGATCAATCGGGCGCTGGAAGCGCGCTCCGGCCACATCGTCGTTGCCTACGTCGATGGTGGGATGACGGTCAAGCGCCTGCAGGTGACGCCGGCCGGTGTCTGGCTGCAGCCTGAGAACCCTGATTACCGCGCGATCCCCGTGACCGAGTCCCTGCATGTCTGGGGTGTGGCCACGCACAATTTGCACCAGCTATGTTCGCGCTGA